CAATAGACCTCAAATTATCTATTGTGATATGGCCATCAAATGTCAATGAAAAGGATATTAATGATATGGTTCTCTCTGGACTTGACGTTAATAGTATGTTAAAATCAAACAGATATTCTGGTTTAGAAGCAAAAGCAAAACTTATTAGTTGGAAACGAGTATGAGCAACGGATTAAAAGTTAAAAAAAGAAATGGTTCTATTGAGTCACTTGATCTTGATAAAATGCATTTAATGGTAGAAGAATCTTGTAAAAATCTTGCAGGGGTTTCTGCATCTCAAGTTGAAATGCAATCTGGAATTCAGTTCTATGATGGAATTACAACTGCAGAAATTCAAGAGATTCTTATTCGTAGTGCATCTGATTTGATTGATTTGGAACATCCAAATTATCAATATGTTGCAGCAAGATTGCTTTTGTTTTCTCTAAGAAAAAGTTTATATGGTGGTATTAGTTGTACTTCTGATCTATATGATCACATTATCACTTGTACAAGTAAAGACATCTATGATAGTCAAATACTAACAAAGTATTCTAAAGAAGAAATTGATAAAGTAAATCATTTTATTGATCACGAAAGAGATATGCTTTTTACTTATGCAGGTCTCAGGCAAGTGATTGATAAATATTTGGTGCAAGATAGGAGTTCTGGAAAAGTTTATGAAACTCCTCAATTTATGTACATTATGATTGCTTTGACTATTTTTGCAGAGTACCCAAAAGAAATTAGATTGGAATATGTCAAAAGATACTACAACGCAATCTCCAAACATAAAATCAACATTCCCACACCTATCATGGCGGGAGTGCGAACTCCACTTCGACAATTTGCTAGCTGTGTGCTTGTTGATGTTGATGACACCCTCGATAGCATCTTTAGTTCTGATATGGCTATCGGCAGATATGTTGCACAAAGGGCGGGAATCGGCATCAACGCAGGTCGAATCCGTGGCATCAACAGTAAAATTAGAGGTGGAGAGGTACAACACACAGGTGTGGTCCCCTTCCTTAAAAAGTTTGAAGCAACTGTGCGATGCTGTACACAAAACGGCATCAGAGGTGGTTCTGCTACAGTCCACTTTCCTATCTGGCATCAAGAAATAGAGGATATTCTTGTATTAAAAAATAACAAAGGAACCGAAGATAATCGTGTTCGCAAGTTAGACTACAGTATCCAAATTAGCAAACTGTTCTATGAACGATTCATCCGCAACGAAGAGATCTCACTCTTCTCTCCGCACTCTGTTCCTGGTTTGTATGATGCTTTTGGCACTGATAGATTTGACGAGTTATATGTTCGTTATGAACGAGATGAGTCTATTCCAAGAAAAACTATCGGTGCTCAAGAACTCTTTCTGGACCTCCTGAAGGAACGTGCAGAAACTGGTCGTATTTACATTATGAATATCGATCATTGTAATTCTCACTCTTCCTTCATGGATAAGGTTGAGATGAGTAATCTTTGTGTTGCTGGTGATACAAAGATTAAAATCAAATACCCAAAAGCAATATATGATGATATTGGAGAGATTTATGATTGGAAAGTTTATGAAGAAGAAATTGAGATTGGAGATCTGGATGAATATATTAGTTCCAGAGAAATTGGAGTTATGTCTTATAAAGTAAGTGATAATGATCCTTGTGAGGATGTTCCTCAAATAGAAGTTCTTTCTTATAATACAGAAACTAATCAACAAGAATGGGCACCTATTACAGCATTTGCCGAAACATCACCAAAAGCAAAGGTAATGAAAATTACTGATGAAGAAAGTGGTAAGAGTATCGTAGTTACACCAGAACATAAAGTATTCACAAAAAATCGTGGGTATGTGATGGCAAAAGACCTAACCGAAACTGATGAATTGGTAATCAACTAATATGATAGGAAGTGTAATTTCCATATCTTATAAATAGTTATGAGATTACACTTCCTATAATGAAAACATATATTGTTTATAAAATTACCAATAAAAATAACGGAAAATCTTACATAGGAAAAACTGAATACTCATTAGAACATCGTTGGAATCGTCATTTATCATCAGCAAGAAATGGTTCTAAATTTAGATTTCATTCTTCTATTAGAAAATATGGGGAAAATTGTTGGGACTTATCTGTGATTGAAACTTACCAAACTGAAGATGAAAACTTTATTAATGAAAAGGAAACTCACTTCATTAAACTCTTTGAAAGTGATACTAAAGGTTATAATGCCACTTCAGGAGGAACTGGTGGATGGATGCTTCCAAGATGCTCACAGGAGGTTCAGGAAGAGTGGAGAAATGGTATTTCCATAAGAACTACTGGTTATAATAATCCAAACTATTCTGGATACACTGATGAGGAACTTATAGAAGTAGGTGTAAAGTTTGCTAAAAAATATGGATTTATTGGTGGAAGACAAAGAATAGTTGAGTTTGCTATTAATGAATTGAATATTAAGTTTCCAAAACATTTTTCTAAAAATAGATTTGGTGGGAAACATAAAAACTTTTATAAATCTATTGAAGAACAAACTGGATTGGTGTATAATCCTTATTATAGAGACGAAACTCAAAGAACACTTGCTAAACAACTTTTAGAACAAAACAGGAGAAAAAAATGCTAAAGATTGAATATCTTGAAGAAGAAATCCCAGTCTATGATATTACTGTAGAAGGAACACATAACTTCTTCGCAAATGATATTCTGGTCCATAATTGTCAGGAAATTACACTTCCTACTGCTCCTCTGCAACACATTGATGATCCTGAAGGTGAAATTGCTTTGTGTATTCTTTCTGCAATTAATGTAGGTAAAGTAAAATCTGATGAAGAGTTTGAAGAACTTTGTGATCTTTCAGTTAGAGGACTGGAGGAACTGATTGATTATCAAAACTATCCAGTTGAAGCAGCAGAGATCTCAACCAAGGCACGTAGGTCTCTTGGAATAGGTTTTATTGGTCTTGCACACTATCTTGCTAAACTTGGGTATAAGTATGACTCACAGGAGGCATGGGATGCTGTTCATGGTCTTTCTGAATCATTCCAATATTTTCTTTTGAAGTCATCTAACCAAATTGCTAAAGAGAAAGGGGCATGTAAATATTTTAACAAAACTAAATATTCACAGGGAATTCTTCCAATTGACACCTACAAGAAAGATGTAGACGAACTTTCCTCCATTCCATATCAACATGATTGGGAAACTTTACGTGCCAACATTCAGGCATATGGTTTACGACATTCAACATTGTCCGCACAAATGCCATCGGAGAGCAGTTCCGTTGTGTCAAATGCAACAAATGGAATTGAACCACCCAGGGGATTCTTGTCAGTTAAAAAAAGTAAAAAGGGACCACTTAAACAAATTGTTCCCCAGTATGGAACTCTTAAAAATAACTATACGCTTTTGTGGGATATGCCTAACAATATTGGGTATATTAATATTGTTGCAGTTATGCAGAAATTCTTTGATCAAGCAATTTCTGGAAACTGGTCCTATAATCCAGAGAATTATGAAAATAATGAAGTTCCTGTGTCAGTGATGGCACAAGACCTTCTTAATACATATAAGTATGGTTGGAAAACATCTTATTATCAAAATACATATGATAATAAGACTGATGAAATTAAAGAATCATCTAAAGGTGTTAATGATTTAATTGAGGAAATTTTAAGTTTAAAAGGAGAAGAAGATTGTGACAGTTGTAAAATTTAGAGTTAATTCAAAAAAAGAAATACAGGGAATGACAGTATTTAATACTTCTTACGTAGACTCCAAAAAACAACCAATGTTTTTTGGATCTCCACTTGGAGTTCAAAGGTACGATTCATATAAGTATCCAGTCTTTGATAAATTAACTCAACAACAGTTGGGATATTTCTGGAGACCAGAAGAAGTTTCTTTACAGAAGGATCGTGCTGATTATCAAACTCTTCGTCCAGAACAAAAGCACATCTTTACTTCTAATTTAAAATATCAAATTCTTTTAGATTCAGTTCAGGGTCGTGGTCCTGGAATGGCATTTATTCCTTATTGCTCTCTTCCTGAATTGGAAGCTTGTATGACTGTGTGGGAATTTATGGAAATGATTCATAGTCGTTCTTATACTTACATCATTAAGAATGTTTATCCAGACCCCTCTGAAGTATTTGATTCCATCTTGAATAATGATAAAATTTTAGAAAGAGCATCCTCAGTCACAGGAGCTTATGATGATTTTATTAATTCTGCACAACAATATGGAACATCTAATGATTGGATTTTTGCACAAGAGGGTGCTGGATATGCAAAAGAAAGTAGAATTGAATTAAAGAGAAAACTTTATAGGGCAATTGCCAATGTCAACATTCTCGAAGGTATCAGGTTTTATGTCTCGTTCGCTTGCAGTTTTGCGTTTGGTGAACTCAAACTTATGGAAGGATCCGCTAAAATTATCTCTCTCATCGCAAGAGACGAAAATCAGCACCTTGTTATTACTCAAAACATCCTCAATAAGTGGCGTGAAGGGGATGATTCAGAAATGCAACAAATTGCTAAAGAAGAAGAGGAATGGGTAAGAGGTGCCTTTGAGAATTGTGTAAATGAGGAAAAGAGGTGGGCAGAGTATCTGTTCAAAGATGGTTCTATGATTGGTCTAAACGACAAACTTCTTTGGAGTTATGTTGAATGGATTGCAAACCGTAGAATGAAGGCAATTGGACTCAAACCACTCTATGATATTTCTGCAAAGAATAATCCACTTCCTTGGACTGAACATTGGATTTCCTCTAAGGGACTTCAAGTTGCTCCACAGGAAACGGAAGTAGAATCTTATGTGGTTGGTGGCATTAAGCAGGATATTACAAAAGATTCTTTTAGTGGATTTAAACTCTAAAATTGTAACAAAAATAACAAAAAAAATTGACTATATAACGTACAAGGGAATATAATAAGTCCCTAACGTTCATCTGCTATTTGCGAATTGCGAATGTAGACGGAAGTAAGCCGACTCGGAACGGAACGTTCATCTATGGAAGCACTCATTCTATCTTGCTTACAAGCACAATTGATTGTAGGAAGAGTTCATAAACAAGACATTCCTAAACAAGCAAAGAATGATTTAATTTGGGAGATTAAACAAATCTCACCAAAGACGTGTAAAATAGACGCAAAAGCCGACTGAAGGAACGCTCTTTAACCTAAAAACTAAGGAGAAACCTAATGTCAAAAGTTGTATACCGTGGTGTTGAATATGACACTACAAACCGTCCCAATCAAACATTTAAATGTGAACCAAGAGTAGAAATTTATCGTGGTACTATGTTTTATGTTGATGAAAATGGAAACAAACTTTCTATGCAGAAGTCGGGGGAAACAATCAAATGAAAAAAATTAATGTCCTTCAACTTATTAAAGAACAAAAACAAAAAGAAAATCGTCGTCACCAAGCTAAAATAGTGATGATTAAAAAGTAAATTGATAGGAGGGGCATTGCCCCTCCTATTTTTTTATAAATAACTAAAAACAGTCTAAAAAGATGTCTTTAAGAAATTCATATAAAAGTTTTTATACTGAAGGTGTTGCAGCAGAACATCCAGATATTGCGGGACAAAAAGAATTTGCAAATAAGGCAGATGCTGAAATTGCTCGTAGAAGAGCAGCAAGAGCAAAGAAAGCAGGACCACAACTTCCTGGTTTTGTTGCGTCAGTAAAGAAAGAAGAAGTTGAAGTAAATGAAGCACACTGGAATCCAGTAACAAAAAAAATTCAGGATAAACCACCATCAAAGGAAGAAATTGAATCTTTGGCAGCAAAAGCAAGAACTAAGAAAAAAGTAAGAAAACCACAAGGTTCTATTCGTAAAACTAGTGGAACATTTAAACCATCATCACCAGAAGAAGCAAAAGCAAATAAAGCATCTTGGGGTGACTATTGGAGTTCTGCAGCAAAAGGTTACAAAGAGGAATATGTAAATGAAAAAATTGACGTAGGTGCTGATGTCAGTAAAACAATTAGTGATTTCGTTCATTCAAAGAGCAAAACCTTCAAAGGTGATAGTAAGAAGCAAAGAATTAAGAGAGCACTTGGTGCTTATTATGCAGCACAAAGAGAAGAAACAGAAAACATTTATAATTATGTAATTGAAACTTTAGTTGATGCTGATTTTGCAGAAAGTTATGAAGCAGCAGAAGTGATGTTTGAGCATATCAGTGAAGAGTTTACTGCGGCAATTCTTGAAGAGTATATTGAAGAGAAGGCAAGAGGAACTAGACCAAAAAGAACAGTTCACGCATATGATGTGGATGAGACCCTATTTGGGCACGGAAAGAAGGGCAAACCAAATGTTCAGGTTCACGTCAAAGATGAATCTGGAAAGAGAGTTAAGAGTTTAAGCAACCAAGAGTTCAATACTCATAAGTTGGAAAAAGGACACTCATATGATTTCAGTGAGTTTCAAAGTGCTAAGAAGTTCAAGGAAACTTCAAGTCCAAATAAGAAAGTAATTAAGGACATTAAGAGAAAACAGGCAAGAGGACAAAATGTTCATCTTATTACTGCTCGTTCTAAGTTTGATAAACCAAGTGAATTTCAAGGACATTTGAAAAAGTACGGTGTTGATGTAGATAAGTCAAAGATTCACTATACTGGTGGGATGAAAGGTGGTGATATTGGTAAGAAGAAAGTTGATGTTGCGAATGCAGTAGCAAAGCAAAGTGGTGCTAAGAGTATTCATATGTATGATGATGCCGCAAAAGTTCATAAAGCATTTGAGAAAGAGAAGAAAGAAGCACCAACATCAAAGAAAATAAAAACTCATATGGTTGCACCAGATAAAAATGGTGAATCAAGAGTTCGTTCTTATCAAGCAACTAAGAACGAAGAAATGACTTCCTATGAGTATTGGAAGCAATTTATCAAATAATAAATAAGTATATAAAAATACTTTTTATTGCTAAAAATGAATAAGCAGGACTTGGGTGCTTTAGCAAACTTATATGAGGAAGTTTATTATTCTCAAGATGTGGAGCAACTTGATGAGGGTATTGTGGATTCACTTGGATTGCCACAATCTTTTCCTGGTTCATCTTCTTCTATGAAAGCAATGCGGGATAGAGTGAGAAAAGAAAAAGAAGCACAAAGAACGATTGATGCAACAAACCAAAGAAGAGATATGGGTGTAGTGCTGAGAGATGGTAAATATAAAACAATTTACACTAAAACTCCAGAAGCACTATCTCTGGCAGATAGATTAAATAAAGAAGAAGGGAGAAATAAACCTACCCCAAGACCAGCAGCAGGTTCAGGTTCAACACCTCCACCAAGACCAGCAGGGTCAGGTTCAACACCTCCACCAAGACCAGCAGCATCTTCAACCGTCCTTGCAAAACAAAAAGGAGTTGAAGGAAAATTAGATAAAGCAACTGGTAAGTTTACTGCTGGTGCTTTTAGTGGTGCAGAGAAGTCTCGTTATTCAAGTGTTGCCGCACAAAATGCTGCAAGAAGTTCTGCTTCAAGTGGAACACCAAAACCATCTTCACCAACTCCTGCTGCGTCGGCACCAAAACCAGCAATCGGTAAGTTGGGAAATACTTCATTTGAAAGAAGAACACCAACATCTGCAGAATTAAGAGCAGCACAAGGAGCAAGAGCATCTGGTGCATCACCAGAAAAGGCACTTCAAGCAGCACAAAAAACCAATCTTCCTACGACTGGTCCTACTCCTGCTGTTCCTGATGTGAAAAGTGCAGCAGCAGATTTGCAGAAATTCACTCCAAGGGATATGTCTAAATACCCACTAAAACCAGCAACTGGTATAAATAATACAAAACCCACTAAAACTCCAACTCCAGGAACAGGAGCACTAAAACCAATGACGCAAAAATCATCTTACGAATGGCCTTCTGCTAAAACAATTAAAGATATTGCAGATGCTTATTCATCAATTTACGAAGCAAAGAAAAAAGTAGACCAGGACCAAGATGGTGATAATGACTTTGCTGATGTAAGAATCGCAAGAATGATTGCTTCTGGTGTTCCCAAAGAAGTTGCAATCGCAAAGGTTAAAGGAAAACCATATAATGAAGAGTTTGAACTTGATGAAGCAACTGCAATGGCTAAGAGAGGCCACGATGAGACAGCAATCCGTAATAGAATTGCAAAATCAACAGGTGGTGGAGAGGCAGCAGATAGAGCAACTGAATTAGAAAACAGACCAACTTATGGTCGAAGAGGTGTAAATCCAACAGCAAGACAAAATCTTGCCAGAAAGCAAAGAGGTGATTTTCGTAAGACAACTTCTTCTGATTATGGTCTTCGTGGATATGCTCACAAGTCTGATGACCCTGCCGTAAAAGCAAAGCAGGCAGCAAGAGGAGCACAAAGAGGTGCTCTGACTCCTAGAGAGAAAAAGCAACTCAATAGAGAGGCATATGAAGCATACGAATTTGTAGCATCATATCTTCTTGAAAACAACTTTGCTTCAACAGTTGAAAACGCAAATGTAATTATCAATAATATGAGTGAAGGTTGGTTCAACCAAATTATAGAAGGATAAAACACTTTTATTATAATACACCAAGCACCTCTTGACAGGTGCTTTTTTTATGACTATAATCACTCTGTTAGGGTTGAAGATAAGTTATATCTATAAATAACTTGAATATTATTAGGGACCCAGATGAGTTATGAAAACCCTTGGTTATACCAAGGAAAAGTTTTTGAGACAGAAGATATTCAAGAGAATTTTGGATTTGTTTATTTGATAAATTGCGAAGAAACTCAAAGGAAATATTTGGGAAGGAAATACTTTTGGTCTTTTAGAACACCAAAAGGAAAGAAAAGAAAAGTCAAACAAGAATCAGATTGGAAAAAATATTATGGTTCTTGTCCTGAGTTAAAAGAAGATATAAAAAAGATAGGAAAAGATAAGTTTCAAAGAACTATTTTATCACTTCATAAAACTGTTGGTAAAACTAACTACGAAGAAACAAGGCAATTGTTCTTAAACAATGTCTTAACTGAGTCTCTTGACAATGGAACTCCTAAGTATTATAATTCGAATATACTTTCAAGATACTTTAGGAAGGATTACTTCAATGAAACTTCACGTCAAGAAAATGTGCAATGATGTGATTAATAATCATATTGACCGTATGCATTCTTTATGTGATGAAAAAAGAATTAAAGATGCCGAAAGTGTTTATAGTGAAATTCGTGATTGGGTAATTCAAAAAGAAAATCTTGAAGTATTATCTTTGGAATATATCAGTGGTTATTTTGTAGATTTTGAATAAAATCTAAATAATCTGATATAATGAAAAAATCCTTAAGGATTCCTATTATGAGTAGGTTTTAATATTATGAGTTTTTGATCGTGACAATTAGAGCCGTGGAAGGTGCCTCCCGAGAGGGTTGGTATACCCCCCTTCTATACGGATGTAGAGTTCAATTATTTTAAATGCAATCAATCTTTACAGTAGCCTTGCCCCTTTTGGCAACGGTTACAACCAGCACGGCATCACTGCCATTCGTCAAATACAAGATGCAAGGTCCTCCTCCGCCATTGGAAGAACTAACCAAATTGAATCTTGTAGATGAAAAGAAGACAGCAATCCGAGAGGTTGCTCCCGAAAAACCAAAAGAGAAAAGGTTAATTTGTAAAGGGTGTTCAGAACATGAAAAACTTGCTGTGGATTATTTCCAAGAGCAAGGAATTAAAGACAGAAACGCCCTTGCTACTATCCTGGGCAATATTAAGCAAGAATCTATGTTCGTGCCTAATATTTGTGAAGGTGGTAGTAGGACTCA